CATACAGCTGGAGATCCCTTCTCGTTAGAAATAACAACAAGAGCTGCAAGTCAAGTATTATCAGTAACAGAGATAGACCGAGAAATCGACACTACTTCTACTACTACTTCCTTATCTATATTCTCTCAATAGGATTACCAAGTCATGCTAGTGAAGGCGAAACCAACAATACTTCAAACCCTGTGGCAGCGGCTACAGGCAATGTTACAAATCAAGCCGTACAATTCCAAAATAATGGCGCTCCGAGCCGTCAAAACTACGGTTCGGGCATATCCTGTAATGGACCGACGATGACCTTTTCACCCTTCTATATGGGTAACCATGTGGAACCCTATGATATAGAACACTCAATAGAAGGGTCGGAAAGGATACAATCAAGCTATACAAAGAATGAAAACTGGGGTGGCCAGATTAATTTCATGGTCCCCCTAGATGGCAGTATAGTTGAGCAATGCAAAGCTATAGGTAAACGTCAAGAAGAAAAAATGAGATTGGATTATGAAATGATCAGGGCATTGAAATGTGCTGAACTACAAACCAAAGGTTTCATGATACGACCTAAAACACGTGTATATCATATGTGTTCAGATGTCATACCAATCGCTGCATATTTAAAAGAACAACAACCAAACCCACTACTCAACCCAATTTACAATGATAGTATTAATCAAACCAGTCCTATTCGCTTTCATCAAGAGCACAGCAGTGAAACAGTTGATAGTAGACCTTTTAGAAGGTTTAGTATCTTCAACGGAAAATACACTAGATGACACAGCAGTTGAGATAATTAAGAAGCACTTATTCCCAGGAGTATGATGAAGAAAGCCACTGAAGACCAGTTCAATGAATTACATAACCTTGTCACAAAAGAATTCCTAATACGGGTCCGAAGTGGCACCGCGACTACCCAAGATTTAAAAGCAGCCTGTGATTGGCTGAAGACAAATGACATTAGTGGTATTGCCTTTGAAGGTAGTCCATTAGATAAATTGGCAGCAGTAATGCCTAAAGTAGATCCATCACTTGTACAACGGAGGTTATATGGCAAGAATGGGGCCAAAGCCTAGTCCTAACCCAGGTAGAACAGCTAGATTCTACAGAAAGAACCCTAGGTCTAGACGTAAACACGTTACAGATGAGACCAATCGGAACAGAAGTCCAGCGAAGAGAAAGTACAGGAATGACTTATTAAAAATTCGAAAGGATAAAAAACCAGGTCCACAACAGGATGTGTCTCATAAACCAGGTGGTGGTACTAAGATAGAAAGCCGTAAAGCCAATAGGGCTCGCGGTGGAGCCAGGAGGAAGTAAGTATGTCTTATATAGGTGGTCCTCTTCCAGGACAAGAAGAAAATACTCAATCAGGACAGTGGTACAACGCACCATTGTGGGCTTTAAATAAGTGGGGAGAAGGAGTAGATTGGAGTAATGATCAAGTTACTTTAAGAAATGCCTTGATGCTGAATCCTGTTACTAGATTACTTCCTCAACCAGATGGACCTGATTTGATGGATAAAGTATTAGATTATTCCTATAAAGATCTCAGGGATGATGCATCAAGTGGTGCCGGTCGGTTAGCTACACGACTTACAGGTAGTGAAGCAGTAGGTCAAGGAGTAGAACTGGCAGGTCAAATACTTCTACCTGATGCTATGGATTTCGCTACAGGTGGTGTAGGTTATTTAGATAATTTAGCCAAGATACCTAAAGCATTAAGGAAAGTTGATACCAAAGTTATTAGTAGAGGTGGATCCAAACTGTTGAACGCATTTAAAAAAGGTGGTGATCACGCTCATGTTGCTTTCGACAAGGCTCGGAAAAAATTAACGGACTCAATTGCCCTTGATAAAGCAAGATTAATGCAAGGTGTAAATGAATTTAAGGAAGGTGTAGAAGTCCTCAAAAGCCAGGTTGGTAAAGTTCTAGGGCAATCAGATGAACTAGCTTTACAAGGTGCCGGTGGTTTACAAATTAGAGCAGGAGGATCTTCAGGTATCCAACGTATGGAAATGCAACAAGGTTATAAATGGATAAGTGAAGGAGGTGAATTAGATCAAGAATTATCTAAAATTTTAAAGGTAGGAAAAGGTAAAAAAGCTAAACCTATAACGTACGAAGAATTAGTAAAAAGAGCTGAAACTTCACCAAGTGATAAAAATAAATTAGATAAATATCATAGTTTGATTGCTACTGGTCCAGCTCAAAATGCAGACGATGTACTTCAATATGGATTCTTAGGTAATAAAGAAGCTCGTACTGCTCTTATGAAAGGAGATCCTAATTACTCAGCTCAGCTTGATAAAAGCATGGACTTTCACCATAAAGGTATGAAAGCACTTCAAGCTAAAATTCATATGCGAGCTAGACAGCTAAGATCCGCTGGAAAAGCTACTGATGATGATATTCTAAATCTACATGCATTAACGAATGCCGCAGGCGTATCATCTGGTAGCCGTGTTAGCGCAGGTAAATGGATGCATGGATTACCTCATAATATATTACATAAGAAATTAATGTTACCAAAAGGTATTCAACCAGATCAAACAATATGGAGTACTGGTAAACTAAAAGGTAAACCTTCAGCAATACCTACTCCTATGTGGAAAGCTGCTAAAGAAATAGGAGCTGATACAAGATTTGATTTAGATTATATCAAAACTTGGTCAGATACAATAGGCCTGGAAGCTGCTTTAAAGAAATGGAAAGCATTTAAATCTAATAAAAAACTTTATGAATTATACAGTCCAGATGGTTTAAGTGAAATAGATCGTATTGTTAATAAGATGGATAATATGGATATACAACAATTAACTAAACTTCAACAGGAACTTATTGAAGATATTTATGTACCGATGACTAAAGAAGCAGATCTTTTAGAAGACTTTGCTTTAAAACGTTATACACCGAAACAGTTACATGATCTTAGAATCGATAAAGGTACAAGTAAAGCAACTAAAGAATACTTAGAAGATCAACAGAGATTAGCTGATATTAAAAAAGTTCTAGAGGATCGTAAAAGGTCACAACTTCAATAACATGACAACAGACATTCAAAAATCATTTCAATCAGGTTGGGGAGATGATAACTTCGCCTTCCCCACACCTGCTCAAGCAGAAGATCCTGCACGTAGTTCTGGTGTTGTCAGATATGATGACACTACGAAACAGATACACGAAGAAAACAGTAAACCTATTATAGATGACTAACGTAGTCACCGCCCTACAATCTGACTTCAAACTATTCCTTCAAGCACTCTGGGAGCAACTTGACTTACCTCATCCAACAAGAGCCCAGTACTCAATTGCTGACTACTTACAACATGGTCCAAAGCGTCTCCAGATCCAAGCCTTCCGTGGTGTTGGTAAAAGTTGGATTACTGGAGCGTTTGTTTTATGGACTCTATTCAATGATCCAGAAAGAAAAATAATGATCATATCAGCTTCTAAAGAAAGAGCTGATAACATGTCTATCTTCCTACAAAAACTAATTATTGAAACCCCATGGCTAACTCATCTCCAACCGAAATCAGACGACTCTCGCTGGAGTCGCATCAGCTTCGACGTCGCCTGTTCACCTCACCAAGCCCCAAGCGTCAAAAGCGTGGGCATAACTGGTCAGCTAACAGGAAGTCGCGCAGATTTAATGATTTTGGACGACATAGAGGTGCCTGGAAACTCCATGACGGAGTTAATGCGTGAGAAGTTACTTCAACTCTGCACGGAAGCAGAGTCAATTCTTACCCCCAAAAGTGATAGCCGTATTATGTATCTCGGGACTCCTCAGACTACTTTTACTGTTTATCGTAAGTTGGCAGAGCGTAACTACCGTCCGTTCGTATGGCCAAGTAGATACCCAAGAAAAGGTAAACTTAGTCAATACGAAGGATTACTAGCACCACAGATCCAAGAAGATCTAGATGCTGGTGTAGAAGAATGGGATGTAACAGATCCCGATAGATTTGATAACGACGACCTAATAGAACGTGAAGCATCTATGGGTCGTTCTAATTACATGCTTCAATTTCAACTCGACACGAGTCTAAGTGATGCTGAGAAATTTCCTCTTAAAATGTCTGATTTGGTTGTCACTTCT